GAACATCGATGAAGAGGGTGGAGGGGGAGGGTCTTTGGAACCCCCCCCTAGTGTTTTAAAAACACCCCCCCCAGTGTCTTTAGAACACTCCCCCCCCTCTACGCGCGCTTCCTTACATACAAAAGAAACTACTACAAAAGAAAATATAACCCCTGAAGGGGTCTTTTCCGCTTCTCCCAAGAGAAAAAAGATCAAAGAAGAGTGGGTGGAAAGAGCAGAACGCATATCTACAACACCTTCTCAGCACAACGATCTTCTTAAAAGAGCGAAGGGAGACGAAAGATTGGTACAAGCGTGGTATGACCGGTACAGTCGTTGGAAAATTGGGAAAGAGATGGACGGAGGAAAAGGAGATTATAGTGCAATCACTGATTGGGTTATTAGAGCTGTTGAGCAGGATTCTCAGAAACCATCTTTAAATGGCCCAGGATCGATGATCGACAAAAATAGGTGTCTTGCCAAGTGTGTAGCAAACAAATTCAACACAGGGCAAATAAACGGGCAATTTGAGGCACTCAATGGACATTTTGAAATTTCTTTCGCAGGAAACGCACAACCTTTCATACTTCCTTACACAGAAAACGGGTTTAGAGATAGAATATTGGGGCAATTAAGAAAAATGAACCTACCAGTGGAGGATTTGTAATGGATGTTATGAATTTTGAAGGAATGAATTTTTATATTGATGATATAAAATTAGGAATTCCAAACAGTGAATTTATTTTTTCTATAAGATTTGAATCATTGTTCTTTATATCAAGAATAAATGGATTTATCCTTAGAAACAATGGAGCAAGATATACAATAGATCTCCCATATCATTGGAACCCAGACACATGTGATGAGATAAAAAATTTTGAATTAAATATAAGGATTTGGGAAGAAGTAGAAAAAATTATTATCGAAAATTTTATGGCACAACGATGGGTATATGAATTTTTTAAATATTCTGAAGATGAACAATAATATTTGATTGTGAATTACAAATATCCATGTTAACCAAGGGTAATGGGTATATCGTGGAAACTACGAAAGCATATCGAGAGAATAAAGAATCGATACTGCACTCCGTGGTTCACTCCCCAGGCGCAGGCCAAGAAATGTTATCGCTGCAAGACGAGATTTAACAGTAACTCGCTCACAGTCCTCTGGAAAGATTGCTGTGAGTGCAAGGTGTGCGGAAAATTTATGATATTGCATGAGAACAATTTAAGGAAATTAGGTATATGGAAATTCTGAATTTTAGGAAATCGCCCGCAGAGGCCTATGAAATCGCCACTTTTGATCTGGATCTTGGTCCCAAGTGGGGTGTTAGGCTAGAGAAAATGTGTCTTATGAGAGCGAATACGGGACATTACTATTTTCAATCTCCTAAGTTTAAGACTGATGAGATGAAAAATGGGAAGAATGTGTGGAAACCAGTTTTACTAACCTACGGGGATCGGGGCAAGGACTTCAGCGCCGCAGTGCTGAACCTTCTGCAACCCTTCATTGAGCAGATGGGGAACATGAAAACAGAGAGCAGCAGCGAACCGGATTTTTACTTTTAGGAAATCGGATGAATGTAAAAATTTCTAATGGATTTTCAACGCTTTTATTCTTAATCTTTTTAACATTAAAGCTTTGCGATATCATCCAGTGGTCATGGTGGTGGGTATTTTCCCCATTTTGGATACCTCTTGGAATAGCAGGGCTATTTTTGCTCATAGCCCTGGTTCTCTCTTTGGGACTGCCAAGCGTCAAGAAGCCGAAATCCGCCAAGTGAAAGCGGTCTTAGGCTTTTTCTTGTAGGCGGTAGTGTCGATGCCATGGGCCTTACATGCCGCCTCATAGTCGATCGATTCTTTGTAGAACTGCTTTGTGACCTTGACCCCATTGCACACAAAGGGGGTGTCGTCAGCGATGGCGATGAGCTCATCACGCAGCACTTTCTTTTCCTCTTCCAGTTCTTTGATCTTCTCATCGATCTGCTGGAACAATGTAGCACACTCGACGGCCTGGTTGTCGTAGCGCTCAACGACCTCGTTTGGGACCGGGAGATCCTCGAAGTTGATCATGAGCTCATAAAACCACTTCGCTTTTTCCCTCAGCTTCGTTATCGCCGCCTCATCCCTCTCTACCCATTCCTTAGTCTTGGTAATCGCGCTGTAGGCCAAAAGAAGGGCCTTTGAGCGCCCGCTGACAGAAAGCTGAGCCTGCACCTGCCACCACCAGCGCTTGTAGTGGGAATGCTCAGAAAGTGTGGAGTGGACAAACTGAGGACACTTGACCTCGGCTTGCAGATCTCCATCGAGATCGATGTAATCAAAACTAGCCATGAGCCAGTCTATGTCATCGGGTATCGCGCAGATCTTCTCACTGCTGGGGATACGGCGACCGATTAAATACTCGATGGCCTCCTCTTCAGTGTCCGATCCATGCTGCATGGCTTTGGTGACATACTTCTTAGCGAGTCCGCGCTTGACTTGCAGGAGCTCATAGATCTCGCGCTCGGAACCTTCCATCAAGATTCCGATGTCGCTGGCACCGACAACAGTTTGGCGAAACGCTTCCCACTCAGGGGTATTTTGCTTAAGATTTAGGATTCTCATATAGACACCCCTCTCTTTTCCATCGTGGCTCTCAGCTTAGTGACGAGCGGGAAAAATTTGGATGAGCTGATCTCAGCCAAAGATGGAGCTTTCGCCTCCCTCAGCACTTTCTCAACGAGCAAGTCATCTTGCCCAATCAAGCGCTCGATCTCTCTCTTTTGCTCTGCGCTTATGGGAGCCACCTTCGTTTCCGCCGGCTGAGCCACCTGATCTGGATCTTCGCCAGTCTCAAGGCAGAACATTTTCAGGAGAGCGTATTTGTAGGCATAAGAAACCGCTTTCCCGGGACCCTTGTCAGAAGAATCGATGGCATACCCCCATGTCTCAGTCTCTACAAAGTCTTGAGGATTGTCAGCATTCACGAACCTCGTGGTTAGACAAATTTGCGTCCTGTGCTGGATCACTCGCTCACCTTTCTGTATAACTTCGAACTCTTCTTGAGCTATTGACTTTGTGGACGGAACCACAACGATACCATGACTCACAAGCTGAGGGTGGATCACTGCCGCCACTTGGTCATGAGACACAAAGCGATATTGATTATTGACGGTTTTGGCTGATTTCTGGATGTAGTCCACATCCCCCATCACCGCCAGAATGCGCTGATAGATGTTTAAGTTTTTGTTTTCCATCGGTTTTCCTTTGGGGATCTAACCCCACATTTGTTATCTTCTTTTACCTAAATAACCTCTCCGTCGGTTTTCCCGCCTCCACTAAAGGCGGGTTTTTCTTTCCAGGAACTCGGTTATCTGCTAGGATAATGCCAAACAGAAAGGAGATTGTCAATGAAAACAGAAAAAAAAGAAAATCCTATTCAAAAATACCTCGATGAAAAGGGAATGAGGCCATCACACCTAGCCAAGCTGGCGAATATAGCTCCATCTATGATGCATGCCTATTATTATGGGAAGTCTAACCCAAGGAGATCCAACGCTTTAAGGATATGCAGAGCCACCAATTATGAGATAAAAATGGCAGATTTAGGTTTTAACTAATTTTTATCCATGCTATCCCCTTCAGAAACGGAGAGGCGAAAGCATGGAACTACCGATACAGATCGAGATTGAGGGTATCCCGGTGCCTTGGAAAGCACACGCGGGCTATGGGCGGAGATCTTATAACCCCCGGGCTAATGAGAAGGAATTTTATCAGTTTCACATCAAAAGGCAGTACCTCCACAACCTTCCGCTCACTATCGGAGTGTCTCTCACTGCTGTCTATTATTTACCAATCCCACAATCGATATCTAAAAAGATAAAGGAAAAAATGCTTAGCCATAGGGTCAGGCACATCAAGCGCCCAGACCTAGACAATCTTAATAAATTTTTAAATGATTGTATAAAGGGAATAGTTATCAAAGACGACTCCCAGATCTGCCATATGATCACACAGAAGATCTATGGGGAAAAACCCCGCACCTACATACGAATTGAGCCAGCCTGAAGACGCTTGGTCACTGCATTGCAGAGCGCTCGCTTGCCCATACGCTTTGCCGTCAGCATCTCATTCTCTTCCCTTGCCTCACGAAGCTGAGACTTGAGATGTGCTATCACCCTCAGCAGGCCCTCAATCGTAGCCATCGGTTCCTCTAAAACCATATTTCCTCCTTGCTAAAGAATGAAATTATAGGCAGCTTGACGTTTAACGGATAGGAGTATTTATGATCTCTGAAATATTTCAAGCAATCCTAGTTTTTGGGTCACTAACCTTGATTCCAATCGTTTTTTTTCTTAACGAACCTGAGGAAAAAACAATTCACGTTTGGACATTTAGCACAGAAAACATTGACGAAGATTCTGAGTATTTGATAGATGAGAGTTATGGTCAAAGAATCGAAGAAAGCACAGAAGTTTATTGAAAAGAGAATGCACGATTTTAAAGAAGGGGAAATGCATTCAAGGGTAAAAAAGACTGGACCAACAGTCGAGAATCCCAAGCAGGCAATAGCGATTTCCCTAAGCGAGGCCCGCAAGAAGGGCATGAAAGTTAGTCCCCCAAAAAAACGCTGACTTTTTCGTTTCTTCCTCCTTTATGAGCGTTTCTCCCCCAGTTAGGGTTCTGGGGGTTTTTTATTGCACTAAATTCCAATAAAATATTTTAGTAAGGATAAAGCCTAACAAAGGAAAATATGATGGCTCACAAGAAAAAAACCCACATGAAAGAGAAAATGAAGAAAGAACATCACAAGGAAGAGAGCAAGCACGGAGCCAAGGCCATTAAGGAAAAAGAAGCCCACCTGATGAAGAAGGGATGTAAGTAGAAGGAAAGTGATGGATAAGCAGATCAGGAAGATTGAGAAGAAGACCAAAGGTGTAGAGCGCGAGCTAAAAAGTTTGGAAAAGGCTGATAAGAAACGCGATAAGGTTGTAGCCGTAGGCAAGAAAGCAATGAGAGGCGGCTGTAAATGAGTGTTGTAACAGCCGTTTTCTTAATTTATTTTATTGCAATATTATTATTTATATGGAACTTATTGCTTGCATTTAAAATTTCTGACATGAGTTTACAGATTACACTATTGAAAGGCCATGATCACGATTATGCTTATTCTGAATACTCTCACAAGCACGCTGAGTATGTTACACGTAGAGAGCTTTTGGATGAGATAGAGAATTATAAAATAGAGCTACAGCTTGCCGAACTGGAAAAACTTAAGGCAGATAAGAAATAACCTCTTGTAGAGGAGAAGTTTATGAAGGCTAACCCTCGTAAAAAACGCAATGACTTAGAGATACCCAACGACCTTATTTGCAGAGCTTTATCAAAATCAAGAGGCCACAAAACCTTAGCCGCCAAAGCCCTGGACAAGTCAGCGGCATGGATGGCCGAGCGCTGCAAAATCCCTGAAATTGCGGAGCATTTAAAGAAAGTCGAAGAAGAGCGTCTTGATGAATACGAAGATGCTCTTGACAAGCTAATGGTCGATGGCAACACAACGGCCGTAATCTTTTATCTAAAGACGAAAGGGCGGCATCGCGGCTATGTCGAGCACGCGCCGACAGCCGAAATCAACCTTCAGCATTTTTCTGCTTTAAAGGAGTTTTTCTCTTCGATCCCCTCAAAGCCTCAAGAGATCGCTCAAGCTCAGCCACCCTCTCAAACAACTGGCGGATCTGATCGTCAGCAGTCTCAAGAACCGCAAAGCACTTCTCAATACGCCGAATCTTCCAGCGCAGAGCTGCTTGGAGCCACAGAAAATGGGCAAGTAAGTCTTGGTTTACAACGGGGGAAAATCGTCCGCCTTGAGACAAACTTTCCATAACCTCGATCTGATGGTGTAGTGCGAGCATAAGCTCCTCAATGATCTCAGGGTTCTCTGATCGGTTTGGGGGCGACCCCATACTAATCACCCTTTCTTGCGGCGCCTCTTTAACCATAATCTCATTGCCTTGATCGTCAACCAGGCAGTAGTTCGAGCCGGGAGATACCGCATAGCCCTTCACAAGCCTTTGGGTCATTGTCTTCCCGCATTTGCAGGACTGAAGATGAGCGTTCTCAGGGTTTATAATCGTATCCTTGCAGTCTTTACAATAAATCCTTGCACTCATATTCACTCCCTCATTATGGTCAAGGTTGGTGTACCAAAATGACGATTAAACTTCCACCCTATAGCCCAAAGCAAAAGCAATTTATTCAGGAGGCCAATGCCAAATACAACCTCGCTCACGGAGCTGTCAGCTCGGGTAAAACAGTTTGCACACTCGTGGCTTTTCTCAAAGAGGCCGCAGTCTGCCCAGGAGACTCTATCGCCATCTTCGGCTTCTCAATGGGATCTATCTATCAGAACGTTATCACCCTCATCTTTAACGCCCCTGAGCTTGCCTTTGTGCGTCCGTCATGCACTTGGTCGTCAAAAGGGGTACTGGCTTACGGTCTTAAAAGCATTCTATGTATCGGAGCCGGCGATGAAGGAGCGCTGGGCAAGATCCAGGGGATCACGCTAGATCTTTGCCTCTGCGACGAGATGACGCTGTATCCTGACGTGGTCATCGACATGATCCAGACAAGGCTGCGCCGCGCTCACAGCAAGCTATTTGCTGCCATGAACCCCAAGCAGCCATCTCACAGGCTAAAGCAATGGATAGACCGCGCAGAGACTGACCCAAATTACTATGCCCTTCACTTCTCGATTGAAGACAACCGCATGTTCTTGGCTCCCGGCTACATCGAGGATATGCAAAAATCGCTCTCTGGGCTATTTTACAAGCGCAATTACTTAGGGATTTGGTGTCTTGCTGAGGGTGCTGTGTACGATTTTTTTGATCCTAAATTACATGTCGTTTCTCGCCCACCTCGTTGCGCTGAGTATTGGATTGCCGCCATTGATTACGGCACGCTCGCGCCGTTTTGCTGCTTGGTCATTGGCGTATCTACTGGCAGATACGATCAAACGGGGCGAAAATGGTGGGTAGAAAAGGAGTATTACTGGAACCCGGCGGTGACTCATAAGCAAAAAACCAATGCGGAGTTCGCTCAAGATGTTCAAAAGTTTATTGAGCCGTACGCCCTTCGGGGTCTTTATGTTGATCCTAGCTGCGCCGCTTTTAAACTG